AAATCCATGGCATTGTTGGATATCTGATAAAAAAGGTAGATCAATACATTCTTTATTTAAACAATTAAATTTATCAAAAGACAAATTTGAAAAATTAGGTAAAATAATTGAAAGATCAAAGTATAGAAATCTTTCTACAGAAATAACAAAAAATGAAGAACAAATACAATTACCAGAAGAATTTAAACCACTTTGGTTAAAAAATAATACGCCAGACTATCGTAACGCAATATATTATTTACAAAAACGTGGAATAACAATATTTGATATAATTAGATATAGAATTGGGTATGCTGAAGATGGTTTATATTCTGGTAAAATTATTATCCCTAGTTATGACGAAAACGGTCAATTAAATTATTTTGTATCTAGAGCATTTTATGAAAATGATCCATATAAACATAAAAATCCAAAAGTTTCAAAAGATATAATAGGATTTGGTATGTTAATTAACTGGAATGAACCAATTACATTATGTGAAGGAGCCTTTGACGCAATTACAATTAAAAGAAATGCAATACCATTATTTGGAAAACAAATTAACCCAAAATTACGAATGAAAATTATAGAAGAAGGAGTTAAAGAAATTAATATATGTTTAGATAATGATGCAATTATTAATGCAAAAAATATAGCAAAAACATTTATGGGAGAAGGAATAACTGTACATTTGGTTAAATTAGACAAACAAGATCCGAATGAATTGGGATATAAAAAAATTACTGAAAAAATTCAAGACACGTATCAATTTTCTTTTGAAGAAATGATGCACATGGAAATAAATTCACTATGGAAATAAAAACATTAAAAACAAATATAACTTCAATTGATAAAATATTTCATATATCTGACGTTCATATTCGTACATTAAAACGACATAAAGAATATGAACAAGTATTTGAAAATTTATTTTTACATATAGCACAACATGCAACTGATCAAAGTATTTGTGTATTAACTGGAGATATTGTACATTCAAAATTAGATATGTCACCAGAATTAATTAATATGTTAACTAAGTTCTTTAATGGATTTCATTTACCTACAATTGTTATATTAGGAAATCATGATATGAATTTAAATAATTTATATCGATTGGACGCATTATCTCCAATACTAAATGTTATTAATAATAATAATATACATTTTATAAAAGATAATGGATTATTTAAATTTGCTAACGTTGTATTTAATCATATGGCTGTTGATGTGGCTCCAAAAAATTATATTAAAGCAAAAGATTTTGAAGCTCATTATAAAATAGCATTACATCATGGAGCTGTACATAGTGCTAAAACAGATATTGGATTTCAAATATCAAATGAACATGTAACTACTGAATTATTCGAAGGACATGATTTAACATTACTAGGCGATATACACAAACCTGCACAGTTCTTAAACACTCAAAAAACTATTGGATATCCTGGATCATTAATTCAACAAAACCACGGAGAAGCACTTAATCATGGTATATTAGTATGGGATCTTCCAGATCGTACATCAGAATTTATTGAAATTGAAAATGAATATGGATATGTGACATTTGAAGTAGATAATGGCAAAATTATTAACTCTCCTAAACGTGTTCCTAATAAACCTAGAGTACGAATTAAATTTAATGATACTGATGCATCTGATATCAAAAAATTAATTGCAACTATTAGAAAAAAATATAAAGTTCAAGATATATCTATACAACGTAGTGCAAATCATATTGAAAATAATCAAAATGGATCAATAACTATTGGAAATGTTAGAGATGTAGAACATCAAAATAATCTAATAACACAATTTATAGAAGATAATCATCCAGATGCAGATAAAAAAGAACTTGATGCTATACGACATATTAATAGAACAATTAACTCAAAACTACCAGTTTTAGAATCAGTAAGAAATGTAACTTGGCATCCAGTATCATTTGAATTTAATAATATGTTTTCTTATGGAGAAAATAATAAAGTAGATTTCTCAAAACTGTCAGATGTTATAGGATTATTTGCTGCTAACGCATCTGGTAAATCATCTTTGCTTGATGCAATAACATATACTATATTCGATAAATGTAGTAAAACAAGTAAATCAAAAGAAGTTTTAAATAACAAAAAGTCCGGATTTAAAGGTGTATTTAAATTTATGTTAAATGATAAATTATATACTATTGAAAGAGAAGGAATAACATTAAAACATGGACATGTAAAAGTAAATGTTAATTTTTATAATCAAGATCAAAATTTAAATGGAGAAGAAAGAAGTGATACAAATAAAAGTATTAGGCGATACTTAGGAACATATGATGATTTTATTTTAACTGCATTTTCTTTGCAAGCTGATAATAATAATTTTATAGAAAAATCACAAAGAGAACGAAAAGATTTATTATCGCAATTTTTAGATACTACTGTATTTGAGCAATTATATCATTTAGCATCAGAAGAAATAAAAGAAACGTCTGGTAAGTTAAAAGAATATAAAAAAACAGACTTTGGATCTATTATTAAAGAATCTGACGATATCATTATTGAAAATCAAGATACAATTATTGATTTAGAAAAAACAGATAATGAATTACAAGATTCAAGAAATAATTTACAAAATGAAATTGTAGAATTAATTGAATCCAAACAACCAATGTCATACGAAGGCCCAGATATTAAAGAGTTACAAGATACACAAACATATTTAGAAGAAGATATTGAAAAATTACAAAATAATATTTCAGAATTAGAAGATACAATTAAAATATTAAATAGTCAATGTAAAGTAGGATCTGAATATGACTTTCAAGCAGATTTAAATGTTCTTAATATAAAAAAAGACAACGTTAATAAATCTTTAAAAGAATCCACTAAATGGATACATACACATCAATCAGAACTCATATATTTACAAGAAAAAATTGATCATTTAAAAGATCATGAATATGATCATACATGTAAATATTGTGTTGAAAATATATTTGTAAAGGAAGCTAAAGAAGCAGAAAAACAAATTCCAATAAAAGAAAAAGTTTTATTAAAACAAGAACAAATTCAACGATCTTCTAAAATGAAACTAAATATTTTACAAGACAAAATAGACAAAATTCAAGAAAAACAAGATATTAGAAATAAATTGGATAAACAAGAATTGCAATTACAAGTATTAGAAAGTGATATGCAAACAAAAGAATCAGAATTGGAAACTTGTTTAGAAAGACAAGATCTATTTAAAAAGAACGAATCTGCAATTATTCATAACAAATCAATTGATGAAAAAATATCTAACAAAAAGAAATTAATAACAGATATTGTATCTACATTGAAATCAATTACTGATAAGATTAAATCTAATCATGGCGAAATTGAAGTTGCTAAAACAAAGAAGAAAACAGCGTTAGAACAATTGGATACTTATAAACAATTAGAAACTGAATATAAAGCATATGAATATTATTTACATTCTGTAAAGCGTGATGGTGTTCCTTATGAATTAATTAAAAAAGCATTACCAAAAATTGAAACAGAAATAAACAATGTCTTAAATCAAGTTGTTGATTTCAATATGGTGTTAAATACAGATGGTAAAAATATCAATGGATATATTATATACGATGAAGATAATTTTTGGCCATTAGAATTAACATCTGGAATGGAACGATTTATTTCATCATTAGCAATTCGTGTAGCATTAATTAATGTTTCAGCACTACCAAGACCAAATTTCATAGCAATAGATGAAGGATGGGGTAGTTTAGATAGAGAACATATTTCTGCAGTTACAAATTTATTTGAATATTTTAGAACAAAATTTGATTTTTCTATTATAATATCTCATGTTGAATCTATGAGAGATATGGTAGACAACTTAATTGAAGTAAATAAAATAGAAAATTTTAGCCAGATTCTACATACTTAATATTTATTAAAAAAAGAAGTATGTACGAAAATGCCAAGAAAACGACGATTAAATAATCCCAAATTATCTGACAGACAAGTATTCTTTACTGACACATCAGATACTTCTCCAGATATATTTCGAATAACTGAATTTCCTACAACATTAACTGCAGGAAAAAATGTAATAAAGTTACAAGGAAATCAAAATACATTAGTAACTGGTGCATTTATTGAAATAGAAGTTATAGATGCTAATGGAGATCCAATATACAATGAAATTCTTGATTATTTAGAAGACGACGGATCAAGAGTTATTGTAGTTTATATTTATCCAGATACGCCGGAAGGCGATGCAACAATAATATTAGGTACTGAAATATTTCAACTCAACGGACAATTAGTACCATTTAATTTTCAAAATCGTGTTAATGCAAAATGGTCAAAAATAATACCTGTAACTCCAACTATACAGAATAGTAGTGAAATTATATTTACAAACGAACCTACTATAACTATAGAAGAACAAATAGCTGTACAATTAGATCGATCATTTTCTGGAAGTTTACAAACAACAACATATGATATAGGTACTATACAATACATTGAACGAAATAATGATCCAAAAGTTATTTTAACTGGAGGAAAATTTAATTCTGATATGAAGGGTGGAACATTAACTGTAACAAATCCTATTAATCCTAAACCAGTACCAAATTTTTCTTTAAATTCAACTCCTATTTATACTTCTAAAATATTAAAAGTATTAAATGATACAACACTATCATTAGAAAAACCATTTACATTTACAACTAGCCAAAGTTTATCTATACAAAGATATAATGAATTTGATAATTCTTCATATTCAATTGAATATAATGTATCTCCAAATTTTGCAACAACTCAAAATTCGCAATCATTTGCATTAATGCAAGTTAAGAACTTAGATCCACAATCTGGAGATGTATCTAGATTAAAATTATATGCTAGTAATGATGGAACTATAGGAGATTTTGAATTAATTAATGATATAGACTTAACAGCAACAGAAATATTTGTAGATGCAACTGGTTCTGATTTACCTGATGTTTCTATAGGATTTTTTACATCTCAAAGTTTAATTAATGAATATTGGGAAGGAAAAACATTTTTAGGAAATACTGAAGTAACTGGCCCAACATTAGTTTGGTCAACAAGTTCATTAAATAATGCTATGATAATTAGTAGCTCTACTGACATATCAGCACCAAATAGTGTTCATGTTGTAAAATCTATAGATGCAATTTCTGGAGTTTTTGTTGAAGACTCTCAATATAAAATACAATTTGATGCAATTGCAACACAAATTATTCCAGGACAAGATTCAAAACTTTCTATTTATTTATCTGGATCATCTTTTAATTTTGATGGAACAGATCCATTAAATTTAGAATTACCTATAAAGATAGGAAAAAAAATTGGTGAAATTACTACAACTGCTACAAATCAACGATATGATGATGTTAGTTTTATATTTAATGCTGATCAAGATGGATTAGCATCAATATTTTTTGTAGTAGAAAACGGCCAATGGCAATTATCAGAAATTCAAACATTATCAGACTCAGAATTTGGGTTTACTGAAAATTATACTAGATTACGTACATTAATTCCAAATCATCATAAAAGTAATAATCAATTATCATTTAAATTAGAATATTATAATATTGCTGGTAATAAAAGTAAAACAGTTAGCTTTATAGGAAACAAACCTTTTGAAGGAGGCAATAGATACATTGACGGCGATTTTTCAATGTTAACTGGATCATTAACTGTTGCAGATTCTTTAAATTCAGGTGTAGAAATAGTAGGACTTCAAAATACTGGCTATATTAGATCATTAGGATATGAAGGATTTAATCAAGCAATAACAGGCGGAAGAGGAGGATTTTTATTATTTTCTGGATCTGCTTTACCTCAACAAGCAACAACATCATATGAAGGAGTTGGACTAGAACTTGTTTCTGATGCAAATAATTTCTTTAGATATCGAACAAATCCTAGTATTTTAGATGTACACACTGAAACATTTTTCCTAGGAAATCCTGCAACTCAATTTATTTCTGGAGCTAATGGTCAATTAGAAATATCCTCATCCGGATATCATATACAATCAACTGGAGATATTACTGCATCAAAAATATTAATTGAAGGCGGAACTATTACTGATGACGTTACCATATTAGGATCTGTTTCTGCAAATAGCATATTAACTCCAGCAACAATTGGTGGATCACCATCTACCGCAGCTAATGCGTCAGCTTCTATATCTGATAAAGGATTAGCTATATTTAGATCAGCATCAATAGCAGGATTTGTTATTAATCCTAACGAAATAAGATCTGCAGACTCTGAATTACGACTAAAAGCAGATGGTAATATTACAGCTTCTAGAGTATTATTAGAGGGTGGTACAATTACAGACGGAGTAACTATATTAGGTTCCGTTACAGCAAACAGTATTCAGACACCAGCTACAATTGGAGGATCTCCGTCAACACCAACTAATGCATCATCATCAATATCCGATCAAGGATTAGCTATATTTAGATCTGCATCCATTGGCGGATGGGATATTACTACTGCATCAATACAAGGTGGTAATCTTATAATGAAGCCACAAGGTATTTTGCAAACAAGAGATTTTGCTAGTGGCTTTAAAGGATGGAAAATTTCATCTGAAGGAAATGGTACTGCAGAATTTGAAAATGTAAGAATTAGAGGTACATTAAGAACAACTACATTCGAAAAAGAATCAGTAAACGCAGTTGGCGGTCAATTATGGGTTACTAACGCAACAACAATATCTGGATCAAATGTTACTGCAAATGATACAACAATGTCAGTTGCAAACGCATCCGGATTCACTGTTGGAGAAATATTATTAGCAAAAAAAGTTGATGGAACTGGATTTCAGACAGAATATCTTTTAGTAGAATCTGCATCAGTAGATGGTAATAATTCAAACGCAGATGAAGTGCATGGTAGAATTTATATTCAACGTGGATATGGTTCTGGATCAGCTGGATCATTTGTAGGAGATTTAGCATCAACATCACAATCATATGACGAAGGACAAGTTATAGTTTCAACAGGATTAAGTGGTAGCGGTTATATTAAAATGAACGCAAATCCAAGAGATTCTAATACTCCTTTTATAGATATTGTAGAAAGAACAGGAAGTGGATTATATGATGTTGATTTAAAAGTTCGTTTAGGAGATTTAAGTGGATTAGCAAATTCTGATTATGTATTTGGAAATCCTACACCTGGATTTGGTTTAGCAACAGATAATGTATTTTTACAAGGTGGTATTATAGCTAATACTGGATCTATTGCTGGTATAGAAATGGAATCTAGTAAATTATATATTGGAGCTGGTAATCACGCAAATTCAGATACTGGGTTTTATGTAGATTCAGGATCTAATTTTTCATTAGGTGACAAATTAACATGGGATGGATCAGCTTTAACAGTTAGAGGACAATTACGATTAGAATCAGGACAAACAGTTGATGATGCTATAAATGAAGCAACTGCATCAAATACAGCAAAATCATTAATATTAACAACTGATTCACAAGTAATGGCATTTGCATCAGCTTCATCAAATTTAGCAACACCATCAAATATAATATTTAGTATAGCTCAACAAAATTTAACTGCCAGCATATCAGCAAGTAACGTTACTATCACAACTGCACAAGGAGGAAATGTTACTGGATTTGATTTTGACACAAATAGTATATCATTTAACTCTGCAGGTTTAGTTAGTGGAATTGTAAGTGGTAGTATAACATTTGCAGGAGCATTATCTGGAGGAGGATTAAATTCAGATAAAGATAATTTTCCAGTATCAATTGAAGTTTCTGGAGACTCATTAACAGACACTACGTCGTTATTTAAAGTTGAAGGTGGATCAGCAGGAGCGTCTGGTTCTGACGGAGCAGCAGGTGCAGCTGGAGCAGACGGTATAGATGCAGTAACAGCATTCTTAACAAATGAATCACATACATTCTCTGCAGATGAATCAGGAACTATATCATCATTCGATGGTGGCTCAACTGATATGATTGTCTTTGAAGGTATTACTAATGTAACAAGCAGTTATTCATTTTCCAGAACAAATGGAACAGGAGTTAGTTCTAATATAACAAATAATACTATTACAGTAACAGGATTAACAAGTGATACTGGATCAATTAACATAACAGCAACGAGCGGAAGTACATCATTAACTAAAATCATGTCGTTAGCTAAGTCAAAAGCTGGATCTGACGGAGATCCTGGCAGTAGTGCAAAATTAATTACATTAACAACTGATTCTCAAGTATTTTCATTTCCATCTGCGTCTAGTAGCGATGCAATTGATGACGACATATTATTTATTATTAATCAACAAAATTTAGATTCAGCCGTAGTTTCTAGTAATATTACCATAAAAGATTCTGGCGGTAATACATTAACTAATCCTAGTTTAATAACAGACGTTACATCAGGAACAGGTCAAGTTTCGGGTAGTATTACATTTAGCGGTACAGTTGGAGGGAATAAAACTAAACTTCCTTTAACAATTGAAGTAGCTCGTGATAGTGTTAGTGATACAACTAGAATCTTTAAATTAGAAGGAGGATCATCTGGCTCAGACGGGTCTGATGGAGCAACAGGAGCAGACGGACAAGCATCGATAACTGCATTTTTAACTAATGAGTCTCATACATTTCCAGCTTCTGCAGACGGTACAGTACCAGACTTTTCTACTGGCACTACCGAAATGATAGTATTTTTAGGTTTAGATAATGTTACATCTAGCTTTACATTTACCGGATCTAATTCTAATGGAGTTACTGCTACAAGCTCAAGTAATTCATTAACTGTTACAGGAATGAGTCACGATTCAGGATCTATCAATTTTACCGCAGTTAGTGCTAGTGTTAGTTTAACCAAAACAATGAATTTAGCTAAATCAAAAACAGGTGAATCTGGAAGCACAGCTAAAACATTAGTTTTAACAACCGACTCTCAAGTATTTTCATTTCCTAGTGCCTCTTCAACTACAGCTTTAGATGATGATATATTAATTATAATTAATCAACAAAATTTGTCAGATACTATTGGTACTGGTGATTTAACTATTAAAGATTCATCTGGAACTACATTATCAGATCCTACATTAGTTGCAGATGTAACAAATGGATCTGGCCAAGTATCTGGTAGTATTACTTTTAGTTCAACAGTAAGTAGTACTAAATCAAAATTACCATTAACTATAGAAGTTACAAAAGACGGATTATCAGATACAACAAGGATTTTTAAGTTAGATGGAGGATCTTCTGGTTCTGATGGCGCAGCTGGTGCAGCTGGAGCTGACGGAGCACCTGCAGTTACCGGATTCTTAACAAATGAATCTCATACTTTTCCTGCTGATAGTAGTGGTACTGTATCTAGCTTTGCCGATGGAACTTCTGAAATGATTGTTTTTGTTGGATTAACTAATTCAACTTCTAGTTTTACTTATACTGGATCTAATACAATTGGAGTTACTGCTACTAGTTCTAGCAACGCAATAACAGTTACTGGTATGGCTCATGATTCTGGATCAATTAATTTTACTGCAAACAGTGCTAGTGTTAGTATTACTAAAACAATGACACTTGCTAAATCAAGACAAGGAACACAAGGAGCACAAGGAGATGCAGGAGCCACAGGGCCAACGGGTCCTAATTTTGATTTCTTAACAGGATCATTATCTGAAGTAGATACAACTGGAGGTTTGTCAAAAGGTTTGTTAATGACCTCAACCGTTTTAGGATTCCATGAAGCAATTGCTGAAGGCGATGGAACTAATGCAACTATAAATGATTTTACATCATTTTTAGATAATACAGGTAATTTCTTTATAGGAAAAAATACAGCAGCTCATTTTGCATTTTCTTCTGCATCTGCACAATTATTAATAAGTGGATCTAATGTTGATATACAAACTCCTAAATTCTTTTTAGGAAAAGATGATGTTCAATTTATTTCTGGAGCAAACGGAGAATTAGAAATATCATCATCTGGATATCATATACAACCAACTGGAGATATTACTGCATCTAAATTTTTATTAAGAGGAGGTCGTATAACTAGCGACGTAACAATAGAAGGATCTGTTTCTGCAAATAGTATATTAGTACCTGCAGGATTATCTGTTTCTGAAGCTTCAGCTTCTATATCCGATCAAGGATTGGCTATATTTAGATCAGCCTCAATAGCCGGCTTTACTGTAAGTGAGGAAGAAATAAGATCTGCAAATTCTAATTTAAGATTGAAAGCATCTGGACAAGTTACTGCTTCTACATTATTATTAAATGGAGGAAGTGTAGCAGGTATGCCAGTAAGTAATGATGAAATTGCAGTTGGAAGTGTGTTAAAAATGAAAGATTCTGGCCAGATAACAGGATCTAAAGTTTTATTTGATGGAGGAGATATTGCAGGATTTAATATTAATACAATCGGTATTAAATCTTCAAATAGCAACTTAATATTATCTGCATCAGGACAAATAACAGCATCTGATGCTAATATAACTGGAGATATAGTAGCAAATACAATTACTGCAAACACAGCAGGAACTATTGCAGGGTTTAATATTAATTCAGTTGGTATTAAATCTTCAAATAGTAACTTAATATTATCAGCATCAGGTCAAATAACAGCATCTAACGCACAAATAAGCGGAAAAATTACAGCAACCGAAGGAACAATTGGAAATTGGGATATAATAGGCGACACACTTTCAAGTGTTAATGCCTCTAATAAAGGTATAATATTAGACGCAGATACATCATCTCCAACTATTGAAGTTAGAGAAGATGATAATAATCGTATACGAATATTCCATACTACTGCAACTGATTTTGGTATAATAGGAACGCAAGGAGGTAATAATGTGTTCTTATTAGGAGATCCTGGCGGAAATGGAAATAAAATTTCATCATGGGCATTTGATGATAAAAAATTATCATCTTTTAAAACTTCTACTCAAGATAAATTTGGTATTAGGATAGATGCTGATTATCAATTAATGACATTTCATGGAGATTCCGGCGAAGGTAAGAATAATATAGGTGATAACGATGCAGATAATGTAATGCTTGCGATTGGACAACTTACTGATGATGTATTTGGTATCAAAGGTTTCGACGTTGCAGGAAATAGACTATTTGAATTATCGCCAACACGAAATGTCATCGGCGGATTAACTATATCTGATACAAAATTATCTACAACGTCATATACAATTTCATCATCTACAGATACTAACGATCCTGCATCGTTTATATCATCGTCTCTATTCAAAGTGTCTGCAGGTGGTATAATTACTGGTTCTAGAGTATTACTTGAAGGAGGAGTAGTTGGTGGATTCGAATTATCTACAAATGAGATCAAGTCTTCAAATAATAATCTTAGAATGAAATCGTCAGGACAAATAACTGGTAGTGATGTTTTATTTGATGGTGGTACTATTGGAGGATTTACATTAACATCTGATACTATTACTGGTAGTAATATTGTTATTGATTCTGCAGGAAGTATTCAAACTGCAGATTATGCATCTGATTTAAAAGGTTGGAAAATATCAGCACAAGACAATGGCTTTGCAGAATTTGAAAATGCAAAAATTAGAGGTACATTATCAACTGCAGTATTTGAAAAAGAAACAGTTAATGCGGTTGGAGGACAATTATATGTAGCAAATTCTACAACATTAACTTCATCTGCACTACATACTAGTCCAGATTATCTACCAACCGATACAACAATGTCTGTAGTTAACGTTACTGGATTTTCTATAGGAGAAATATTATCTGCTAAAAAAGTTAGTAGTACTGGTTTTGGTACTGAATATATATTTGTTGAATCTTCATCTAGAAATGATTCAAGTAGCGATGATGACTTTTCTGGAAATATATTTGTACAAAGAGGTTATTCAGGTTCATTACCAGCTGATTCTGGTTTTAGTAGTGCTTCCTTAGGAGACTCTCCAGGAGCAGCACAATCATATTCTGGTTCTCAAGTATTAGTATCAACTGGTAAAGTTGGAAGTGGGTTTATAAGATTAAATGCAAACCCTAATAATCAAGCAACTCCGTTTATTGATATTGTTGAAAGAACAGGATCTGCAATTTATGATATAGCATTAAAAGCTAGACTTGGAGATTTATCTGGATTAGCTGGATCTAGTATAGTATTTGGAAATCAAGCACCAGGATTTGGTTTAGCAACTGACAATGTATATTTGCAAGGAGGCATAACAGCAACATTTGGACAAATAGGTGGATTTGCTATTACGTCTACAGCTATATCATCGTCTAATGACACTTTAATATTAAGAGGAGATACAGGCCAAATAACAGGATCTAAAGTTTTATTAGATGGTGGTGAAATTGCAGGCTTTGATATTAATTCAGTAGGAATAAAAAGTTCGAATAGTAATTTAATTCTGTCAGCATCTGGTAACATAACTGCATCTAATGCAAATATTACCGGTGATATAATAGCAAATACAATTACAGCAAATACTGCAGGAACTATTGCAGGGTTTAATATTAATTCAGTAGGAATAAAAAGTTCCAATAGCAATCTAATATTATCAGCATCTGGTAATATGACTGCGTCAAATGCTCAAATTACAGGAAAAATTGTAGCAGAGTCTGGAACTATAGGTGGATTTAATATTGGAACTGATCTAGACTCAACTTCTGGCACACTAAAATTAAAAGGAGCATTAGGTCAAATAACTGGCTCTAAAGCTTTACTTACTGGCGGAGAAATTGGTGGATTTGATATTAGTACAAATACATTAACTGGTAATGACTCGGGTGGAGAACGAATTCGATTAGATGTCAAATCAGGCGAGTATACCGTTGATGGAGAAGATTCATTTGGAATAATTCTTGGAAGTAATCCTGGCGAATTAATTGATAATACATCATTGCCATTTTTTGCTGCAACAAAAGACGATGGATCTAGAACAATATTTAGGGCAGGCGATGCAAATCAATTTATTAAATTTGATACCGGAGGATCTCCCAAATTATTTATAAGTTCATCTACATATTTCTTAGGAGCAGCAAATCAATTTATATCAGGAGCCAACGGAAATATAGAAATTTCATCATCTAATTTCCATTTAGATAATAATGGTAATGTATCAATGACAGGTACTATTACTGCAACAGCAGGTGATATTGGAGGATTTAATCTTTCTAGCGATGCTATAGCAAGTTCTAATGGTAATCTTGTTTTATCAGGATCTGGTAGAATTACTGCAAGTGCAGGTTTAATTGGAGGATTTGAATTATCTGCTAATAAATTTGAAGGTACTCCAGAAATAATTTCAGTTGTAAGTCAATCTGTAACAAATACAAATGTTAGTTGTTCATTTATAGCTATGAATAATGCACCATCATCAGGTCAACTAAATGTTTCAATAGATTATTTTTCAACATCACAATTAACTAACGATGCAACAGGAAATAAAAATTCTGGACTAGTAGATGTTAATTTTTGGAATGGATTAGCTCAAGCTGGTAACTTATATGTATTAGCAACAGAACAAGGAGAATTTGAAACTCAAAAAGCTTTATTTGCAGAAGTTGATGGAGAAGGTACTCCATTTGCAGCTGTATCAGTCGCAAAAGTTGGAAACTTTGGAACTCCGTCTGCCAAGTTCTTTTCATTAGATGGTTTTATGGTTGCATCTTCTAGTTTTGATGGAGATCTTTATTTTATAAATGATTCAGAATATAGTGACGCAAATAGTCTTATTTTTGTATCTGGAGCAAATCAAACTACAACATTTAATTCAGAAAAACAATCAATATTATTAGATTCAGCAAATAAATCATTATCAATAGCAACAGGTAGTTATACAGATACTGGAATACAATTACAATACAATAATGGTAATCCAAGATTTTTTGTAGGAACAGATACTGGTAGTCATTTTAAATATGATAGTAACATAATATCAATTTCATCTTCAAATTTCAATGTTACTCCTGCAGGAGAAGTATCAGCTAAACAAATAGAATTAACAGATTATGCTAAAGCTGATTATTTTGTATTTAAATTATTAAAAATAAATGTTGCTAATTCTGGTTCATTCTTTGAACAATATACAACGGGAGGAAAAAATTATACTAAATTAGTATTAGATGGATCTTTAGGTGGAGGCATAGCACAGTCTGTTAGAATTGAATGTGTTCCTAATAATCCAATTGGTATGATACAACCACCAATTAAATCAAATAGTCAAGGACATGAAGTTACTATAGAATGTGCTACTAGTGCTGTAGGATATGCAGCTCTTGTCGCAGTTAGTGGTAGTAGTGCATATGCATATGGATTTTATGGAGATGCTGATGATTGGTTTTATCAATTATTTCAAACAAGAGTTTATCCAGCAGGAGGAAGTGTTACATATGGAGGCGGAAGTGTTGGAGATATAGGAGCAGCATCTGGAAGAGTAATGGTACAAAACTCAGGCCAGCGTTTTAGATTTGTTAGATCGGCATATGATTTTAGATTGTTAGGAGTATCAAGTTATGATACAACTGCCGCTGGTACGTTTAACTCTCAAGGGTTAGTGTGTTTTCATTCTGGATTAAAAACTACTAATGGACCTATAGGAATAGGAATTGGAGCTACTTCAAAAGTCACTGCAGGTTATGCTTTAGAAGTCGACAATATTGTTGATAGAAATGGAACTACAACTGATGATGCATATTTTCATGGAAATATTAAAGTAGATGGAGGATTTAGAGATTCATCAGGAGATTTAGGATCTTCTGGTCAAATATTATCTTCTACCGGAACAGGAACAAATTGGATAACTAACTCCGGTGGTGGTGGATCTGGAGATATTGAAGGCGTTACTGCAGGTTCTGGATTAACTGGTGGTGGTACATCTGGAACAGTTACTTTAAATATAGGAGCTGGTACCGGCATCGATGTTGGAGCAGATGATATATCAGTCGATGTATCTGATTTTATGACTAATGGTTCTAATAATAGAGTAGTCACTGCTACCGGAGCAGACGGAATGAATGCCGAAGCAAACATGACATTTGATGGTACTAATTTATTAGTTAGTGATGATTCAAATGCATATGCAAATATTGGTAGAACAAGAGTTGGTTATGCAACTTATAGTGATTATGGATATGTTTCACATAGAGATATGACAGGTGCAGGACAATATGCACTATTACAATCTTCTGTGGGAGATACATTTATAAATGCTGCAACTAGTAAAACTCTTCATTTACGAATAAATAATTCAAGTATAGCAAGTATAACAGCAACTGGACTTGATTTAGCTGTAGGTTTTACTTTAGACGGAAACACTATAACTGGTGTAGATGATTCTGGAGAGTTTACAAATGATGATGCTCATATAATGACATCGGCTGCTGTAGAAGATAAAATATTAGGTTATGGTTATACGGCAAATGCATTGCCTTTAGCTGGTGGTACTATGAGTGGTGCTATTGCTATGGGTAATCAGAACATAACTGGTATTAATAATCTTGTTATAAACGACCCTGGTCCAACTGAAGGTATAAGTTGGAATGGTGGTAACACAAAAATAGTTGAATGTCCAGATGATTTATCAACAAACTCTGCAGGTAACTTACAACTTGTATATAATAGTACTAGAAGATTAACAGTTAATAGTACAGGTATAGATGTAAATGGAGGTGCAGTTATAACTGGATCATTAGAAGTAAGTGGAACAAACTCAAGGATATCCTTAACTAATGCAAACGAAAATATTTCTATGGATGCATCAGGTAACGGACAACTTCATCTAGATGGAAGTGGTTATGGATTTGGTATAGCTCTAGGTAGTTCGGAAGTTGCTTTATATCATAATTCAACAGCTAGAAATCTTGTTCTTGGAACAAATGAAACTGCTAGATTAACAATTGCTGGAAATAGCGGAAATACAACTTGTACAGGAGAATTTACAGCTACCGCATTATTTGCAGGATCGGGTAATAAAATAGGAGCTGATAGCACAGATTATATTTCATTTACAAATAATACTAGGGCAGACATATATATTAACAACTCCAATGAATTTAGATTTGAATCTGATGGTGACTTTCATGCAGATGGAGATGTAATAGCATCATCAACTACTATATCTGATTCTAGATTAAAAGACAATATAATTCCAATTGGTGGAGCGTTAGACAAAATAAAATCTTTAAGAGGTGTTTCATATACATGGAATTCTGGAAAGAAAAAGGGTAAACAAGATATAGGTTTAATAGCACAAGAAGTAGAAGAAGTATTACCAGAAATAGTTAAAGATAAAAAAATGCCATTAATGGATGGGATAGATTCAAATAAAACATATAAAACTATTGACTATGAAAAAATTATCGCAGTACTGGTAGAAGCAGTTAAAGATCAACAAACACAAATAGACGAATTAAAAAGAAAAATTAAGTAATGCCATTAGGTAATGATGATATATCAATGCAAGAAATTGCATCATCTGGAAGTTTAGATGCTAGTAATATAAGTTTACAAAATATAATTACTTCTTTTGTAAATACAGATGCATCTGCAGATTTTTCATTAGATGATATGGGAAACAAAGGACACCCAACTGTAACAACAAATGCTGCATCATCGGTAACTTCAACTAGTATGACATGTAATGGTACTGTTAATGGATTTGGAAATATTACTATAGGATTACAGAGAGGATTTTATTTTGGAACAAATTCAAATTATGCATCAAACACAAAAGTAAATGCAGGAGGAACTGCACTAGGAGCATATACATTATCAAGAACAAGTTTAACTGGTGGTACAACATATTATATAACGGCGTATGCATTAACTGCGTTTGGTGAAACTCAAGGCTCGACAGTATCTCAAGCAACACCTGCAGCTTTAACATCTTTTACTGCCATTTTAAATAGTGAAGGGAATCCATTTGAGGATAGCGAAGCTGCATGTAACGCTGAAGAAGTAACACAACAAACATTTTATCATGATGGCTCAGGAGCAGCCCCATCTAACGGAGACGAAGTATATACAAATAGTGGAGGCACTACCTCAGCTCCCGACGGAGTTATTAAATACACTCCGGGAAGAGGTTTTACTACTTTTACAATTGACGGTGGAGAAGTAAGTGAGACAGCTATTTGTTAATGAATAACTTAAATAAACATACAGAATATTTAAATAGTAAAGATAAGCATACAGAGTACTTAAATAATAAAGTTTATTTTACAAAAGATAATAGAATGTTAACTCCTAATGCTCAACCTGTTATGATGGGATGGGAAGATCCTATAATGAAAGAAGCTGCAGAAATAATATGTCATAATAAAGGAAGAATACTTAATGTAGGATTTGGATTAGGACTTATAGACACTTATATTCAATCTCATCAAGTACAAGAACATTGGATTATAGAAGCTCATCCAGATGTACAAAATAAAATGAAAAAAGATGGATGGGATAAAAAATCTAATGTTATCTGTTTATTTGATAAATGGCAAAATATATTAGATAAATTACCCAAATTTGATGGTATTTATTTTGATACTTGGAAAGAGTTATTAGATCCATTTCATGAAATAGTACCTAATATATTAAATCTTGGAGGTAAATACACATATTGGTCACCTGAAGAT